TTGCTGCGTGGAACATGACCTCGACAAGTGCAAGGCACTGGGGCATGACATCCGCCGTCAGCAACGTGCTGAGGAGTTCAAGCTGTATGACGACGTGATCGCCAAGCAGATTCCTGGCGCTGATGCTGTGGCTGCTGAAGAGGCTCGCGCCGCAATCCGCGAGAAATATGAGCTGATGCAAGATGAAATTGATCTGGCGGCAACGCCGGATGAAATCAAGGCTGTGCTGGGCATCTGATGGCAGTCAAGTCGAAAACCGCACTGGGGCGTGTTGAGCACAAAGCCGGACGCCCCAAGACCACATCACAGGGCATGGGTCAGCATTCTCGTCCACGTCGCCGTGGCAAGAAACCCTTGCGTGGACAAGGCGGCTAAAGTTAGAGGAAACGGCTAAAGCCGATGGCTGTTTCCCCTGGCACTTACAACATCACGCTCCAACGCCGGGCAGATTACAGCGTTGTGCTGCAGTTTAAGGACAGCACGGATACGCCAATCAATCTGACCGGCTGGACCGTTGCATCACAAATTTGGAATCAACCACGCACTACAAAAGTGGCTGATTTCACCGTTGCGTACACCAACCGCAGCACTGGTACGGTCACGCTGTCATTAACCCCAGAACAGACCGCATTGATTGACAGCACCTACTACTACGACGTGCTGCTGACCAATGGCTCAGGCATCAAGGAGTATTACCTTGAAGGCACCGTAACCGGAGACCAAGGGTACACAGCATGACTTCAGTCAATATCACGACTGTTGCCAACACAGTCACGGTCACCGAAGGCGATACAACTATCGTCACGGTCACGACTGCTGGACCGCAGGGTGCCACTGGTCAAGGTGTTATTGCTGGCGGCACAACAAGTCAGGTGCTCGCCAAGGCAAGTAACACTGACTACGACATGCAGTGGGTGAGTGCTGGCGCTGGCACTGTCACCAGCGTTGGTACGGGCACTGGGCTGACCGGCGGACCAATCACCAGCAGCGGCACGATTGATCTGGCTGACACTACCGTCACTCCTGGTAGCTACACATCAGCCAATGTCACAGTTGATGCGCAGGGTCGTATTACTGCCGCATCGAATGGTACGTCTAGCACCAATCTGAGCTATGACGCTGCGACGCGCACGATTGCTAGCGACACTGGTACGGATGCAACATTGCCGCTAGTTACTAGCAGTGATGCTGGTCTTGTTCCCGCCACTGGTGGTGGAACAACTAACTTCCTGCGTGCTGATGGCACGTTTGCTGCACCACCTACAGGCACCGACATTAACGGTCAAACTGAAGTTCAATCAGCTTTAGATGATGAGCTGATCATCTATGACACCAGCACGTCTACCAATAAGAAAGCGTTGGTGCGTGATATTGGCTGTCAAGGTATGGGTGGTTGGGGCAACACACCGGACGAACTGTATCCATTCCTGAAAGGACCGTTTGCGAACGCTTCTTTTACGCCAGTCCTCGATCGTGTATATTACGCACTAATTCTTGTACCCGCCAAGATTACTTACAATACTATAAGAATGTCGGTGCGACTTAGTGGCTCGTCTGCTGGTGAAGTTTGCCGTCTTGGCTTGTATAACAACAGCGATGGAAAACCGACGAGCCTAATTGCAGATTATGGCACAGTCTCAACTGTAGGGGGTGGAAGTAAAGACATAGCAATTAACCAAACCTTGGAGGCTGGCTGGTATTGGATGGCAGCAGTAAGCAACGTGAGTAGTAGCGTTGTCTGTCGGTATACATCTTCGACTGATTTGACCTTTATACTTGGGTCTCCTGGAGGCCAAAAGAATGTTGGAGTACATTACTATTACGAGCTCAGTAGTGGTGCAGTGGCATCTGGGCTCCCAGCGAATGCAGCCACATCTTTGACCATTGGAAACGATAACGTCTCGATTGTGTCTTGTTTTATCAACGTCTAACCATGCAATACATCACACAACGCTTTGATGGCAAAGGCAACCTGATCAGCGAAACGCGCGTTGATCTGACGCCAGAAGACATCGCCCGTGAATGGGAAGGCATCCGTCAAGAACGCAACCGCCTGTTGCTTGAGTCCGATTGGACCCGTCTAGATGACGCCACTGCGGATAAAGATGCGTGGGCAACTTATCGCCAAGCTCTGCGCGACATCACGCTGCAACCCAATCCATTGGAAGTGCAGTGGCCTGTGCCCCCGCAGTAAGGCGCGGCACCGTTGGACCTAATTATGAAGGTCCAGTCACTCCTTCGTATAACGCAGACGGCACTCCGTTCCAGCCTTAAGCGCCTGACGCTAACCTATAGAAAAGGTCGGCTGTATGCCTCGCAATGGAGCACCACGAAGAGGCGCTGATCACGGCTAAACAGCCAGAAAGTCCGTTCACGCAAATCGTGCCAGCCTTGCTGACTGCTGCTGTGGTTGGCTTGGCTGGTCTTTTCATACAGGTCGCCAAGCTCGACCAATCGGTCAGCACCGTCGCCGCTGACATCCAAGAGCTGAAAAACGACAGCAAAGAGCGTCTGTCGGATTTAGAGGCGCGTGTTCGTCAAATTGAGATGACCATTGGCAGGCAACGCTGACCGCCATACAGTGCAAGTATCCGTTTTTGCATCATGGATCCCACTACTGCCGCTGTTATCGCCATTCTTGTGGCTGCTGGTTCTGAGGTGATCGCAATTCTGCCGATCAAAGAGAATGGCTGGATTCAGCTGATCCTGAAGGCTCTTAAGGTCGTTTTCCCAAAGCGTTGAACGGCGATGCCACTTGGCTGGCACGCGTTGGCGATAAAGACTGGCGGCACCACCTGCGCCGTGCAGCGCAAGACCACAAGTTCAGCGCCACGCTGAAGCCAAGGCTTGATCGGGCCATTGAGAATTGGCACGAATCGCAGCCGCCAAGTATCCCGCCACCGATTATCAGCGCAGATGAGCTGCGCATCACTGCACCCTGGGCCATCGATGAGCAACCCGGCGCCGATCAAACTAGAGGCCCTGTTTAAGTATTGGAAGGCGCTGCCGCATCAGCTGGCAGCAATCGGCCAGCTTGAGCAGGACCTTGCTGCCAATGGCTACGACGCGGCGATGCGGCGTGATCGGCCGTGGTTTGAAACCTGGAGCCAAGACGGCAAGCAGACCGACCTGAGCACCGGGATCAAGCTGATCAAGGAGTTTGAGGGCGTGCATCTCAGCGCATACCCCGACCCATTGTCAGGCGGCGATCCTTGGACCATCGGCTACGGCACCACGCGCTACAGCGGTGGTGTGCCAGTCAAGCGTGGCGACAAGATCAACATGATCGAGGCCGACATGCTGCTGCGCCTTGAGGTTGACCGGGTGGCGGCGACACTGGCCAGGACGGTGCCGCACTGGAAGTTGATGGATGACAACCAGCGATCGGCGCTGGTCAGCTTCGCGTACAACCTGGGCGCTGGGTTCTATGGCGCCGAAGGATTCGAGACCATCAGTCGGTGCTTGCGCGAGCGGGACTGGGCCGAAGTGCCTGCTGCTCTGAAGCTGTACCGCAACCCTGGGAGCAACGTCGAGGCTGGCCTGCTGCGCCGGCGTGAGGCTGAGGGCAAACTCTGGGGCAGTTTCCGGCCGGCATTCCAGCAGGAAACAGCCAAGCTCAGCATCAATGCGCCATTCAGCGCCAGGATCACGCCGCACGTCACTCTGGGCGAATTTGCACTGGGCCAAGAGGCGCGGCGGTTTGATCGCGAGGATCAACTGCAGATCGCTGCAGAGCTGGCGGCGTTCTTGGAACGCGCGCGCACCACGTTCGGCGGCAAGCCGGTGGTGATCACATCGGGTTATCGGCCAGCAGCAATCAACAAACTGGTGGGCGGCGCCAGCAGTTCAGAGCACCTCTACAACCCTGGCTGTGGTGCTGTCGACTTTTATATCGATGGCGCCGACATGATGGCGGTCCAGCGGTGGTGCGATAAGGAGTGGCCGTACTCGCTGGGCTATGCAGCGCCGCAGTTTATTCACCTTGGCATTCGCGCAGGCCGGCCTAAGGTTCGCTGGGATTACAACTGACCTGTGCTTTTACCTGATCACGAGATCCGGCGGCTGT